CCCGCATCCGATGTCAATGCCGTGGCCCTTGATGTACTTTTCAAAGAAGCCTTCTTGAAATCTGCGTGCGTATGCTTTGCGTGTTTCTGCCATCAGCTGGGGTTTATTACAATGGGCGTTTCCGGATTTTGTTCCATGCGGGCCAATCTGTCCACGTGCCACTTCATGTTTTCGTTGTTGTAAACAACACCCCAGTTTTCCCCCGTGCTGACAACGTTAGGGCAGTAGGGCGAAAGTTCCAACACCCGGGGCAGGTCGAATATCTCCGCAACCGCGAAAGGGCTGCTTTGGTTTCCAAAGTGCATGAGGCCGCCTGCGATAAAATTTGCCATGTGCAAAAAATCGGAAATATAAATTGGCTTTGCTTTTATGCAAAATCTCTTGAACTTTTCAAACTCCTGCTGCACACCGATGAAAAACACATCGTATGGCTGCTCCTGCAACATGGCCCACTTTGCATCACCTCCCGCCGCGCTGTTGCGGTATCGCTCCGAAAGATTGACGGTGATGTAAGGATTATTCAGGCGATTGATGCGAAAGGCAGGTCCGGGGAGAAGTTCAGGATAAACCGAAAGAATCCAACGCCTGATGTCGTATGCCGAAAGGTTTATGCGCTGCTCCCTGAATAGGTCGAGGTTGTAATCCACCGCTTCGCCGTGCCACAATTCGCACTTTATGCCGCAATACTCCACCAATGGGCGCAACATATTGCACATATTTTCGTTGAGCATCACACCCCCTCCAGGATGGGCCAGGCCCGCTGCGTATTGTGCGGGTCGGTCAGGGTTCAGATACAAAGTGCCGCCTCCGTTTGCTTTGATAGTGGGCAACATATAAATCACATCGCCCGCGTTGCCGCTGTGTAGGTATGTCTTCATGCGTTGTATAGGTTTTCTAATTGCCTCATTGCTTCAATTTTGCACGATGGGCAGGTGTTGAGCGTACGCCCTAATAGAACGTAAGCAAGCTTTTCAATTATCGCAGTTTCCGCCCCGTCAAAAGTCCACACAAGGTTGCGTTTGTACGCTTTCCATTTTGGAAATAGTTGCTCAAATTGAGCTTTCTGTTCTGCGTTCATACGATGAAATGCGGTGGTTCGTTCCTGTGTCGCGTTTCTGCCCTGAACAGCGCGATGGCTTCCAGGTAGTTAGGGGAAAAGTTCTGAAAGTAGTCACCGCCCATCGTCCAATGAATGTCAAAAGGTGTGCGCTGTTCCGTCCTGTGATACCGGGCAATGGTTATCCCATCGCGGATGTTTTCGCCCCAAAAGGCACACAGGCTGTTTTCCGCTATTTCGTTGCGATACATCAGTATAGTGTCTTGTGAATGAGTTGAGCGAAGATAGGCGCAAGGCCAGCATACACAGGGTTGCCGCCCATCAGCGCAATCGTAATGAGTGCAATCCAAAACGACAGGCAAACAGGGCAGCGAAATACCTTGTAGCCGCTGAACGGGCCGAGGTTGTCTATTTGATTGTTTAGCCCGAAAGGCACAGATGCCCCCGCGATGGATAGCAGGGCTAAAAATATCTCAGGTGTCATAGTTTTGTCGGTAATATTCAGCCGCTATTTTCTTGGCGCTGGCAGCGGTGATGCCAACTTGTTCAAGTGCAGCGGCAAAGGTTGCGCGTATCAGTACCCCTTCCTGCTTTACAGCTTCGCGATAGTCAGCCGTGGACAGCTTGCCCGCCTTCGCGATGTGCTGTTCGATTAGCCATTTTACCGGGGTCATCGGGGCAAATTTACAACAAATAATGGGAAAAAGCACTTTCAAACTGGCAAGGTATTATTCCCGTCCTGCCGTTCCTGTTCTTGCTGATGATGGTTTCCGCTTCCTCCACAACTGGCTTTTCGGTTTCGTAGTACATCGGGCGAAACGGGAACACCACAACGTCCGCATCCTGTTCTATGGCCCCGGATTCCCGCAAGTCAGCCAGCCCTGGTCGCTTATCTCCACGCTGCTCGCTCTGCCTGTTCAACTGCGAAAGTGCAATGACGGTCATATTCGATTCACCCGCGATTAACTTGCATTGCCGGGAAATATAGGCAACCTGCTGCTCCCGGATTGTCTTTGGGTCGGACGGGTTGATTAGGCCAAGATAGTCAATTATGGCCAGAGTTATTCCATGTCGGGCCTTCATCATTTTCAACTTTGAGCGGATTTGGTCAATCGTTTGCCGCCTGGAATCATCAATCCAAATAGCCATACGGGCAATGTTCTGAAGTCGGGCCATGTTTTCAATTTGCTCGTCCGTTACATTCGCCGTCCTGATCCATTCAGAATTAATGCCGTATTCCGAAGATAACACCCGGTCCACAAGACCCTCCTTTGTCATTTCCAAGCTGAAGAACGCAACCTTGCCACCTGCCCGGAGTGCGTGTGCAATGCTGATGCTCGTTGCCCAGGATGTTTTTCCCATCCCTGGCCGGCCCGCAACGACCCAAAATTCCCCTGGCACAAATCCACCTGTGAAGCGGTCGAGCATATCCCAGCCTGATGGCACGCCAAGCGTTTTAATCCCATTCATTTTCCTCTGTGCTATGTCGTTAACCCTTTCCGCTGCCACCTTCGCAATATGTACCCCGTCCCCCGTGTCAATTACCGAAAGTTGGTCAAGCCTTGCCTGTGCGTTGCTGATGATTGCAAACGGGTCTGAGTTGCGGTCGGTGGTTTGGTGTTGTATTTCCGTGCTTAAAATCGCAAGCTGTCTGGTCAGGTAGAACTGATGCAGGATTTTGATTTTAAACTGCAAGTTTGCATCCCCGATGTACCGTTCCGAAATTGCCGCAGCCGTTTGAACGGGGAAGCCCTGTTTCTTTAGGCGCATTGAAATAGTAACAAGGTCAATAGGTTCGCCCTTATCGAATAGGCTTTTTAGCGTTTGATATGTTGCCTTCGTTTCAGGTTCGGTGAAAAAATGCTCGTTACATTCGCTGATGTGCATTTGTGCTTGGTAGCTATTGATGAACATCGAGAGAACATCGCGTTCCATGTCTATGTCTTTCATGATAGTGTTGCGTAATTTGTTGATGTGGTCATTTTTTTGTTTTCAGGTTTGAACCATACTGCAATCATTTTTTGTTTCCAGTTTTTTTATCCTTCCAGTTGTTTACTGAATAGTATTCGTATGCTCGTATGGCTGAATCGGTAGTATATCCTTTTTCATTGAAGAAGGACTTTACTTCTTCAATAGTAGGTTGTATTGTTTCTTTGTTCTTTGTTCTTTGTTTATCTATACTCACAGTGCTTTCACAGGTGCTTTCACATTGCTTTGAGTCGTGCTTTATCAGTGCTTTATCAAGTGCTTTATCAGGTGCTTCATCAAATTTTGATAGAGCAATAATGTTACTTGAATACTGATTTTTTGACTTTTGCACCAAAGTAAAAAAACCCCATTCGCATAAATCGTTAAAGGCTGGTATATACGTGGTATAAGAACCTATTCCGATAGCCTCCATAGCCATTTGCGAAGGCAAACCAAACTTTTCTTTCCATCCTAACCTATTGCAATGTTCAATGGCAAAGAACAATAGAGCAGCGTGAATAGGCTTAACCTTTTCAGGATTTGCAAAGGCAAAATCCCACCACGCCCGTGAAATCTCATACCCCGTCAGCTTCATTTTCTTCAAGTTTGTCCAAACAATTTAAGGCAAAATTCTCTGCAATCTTTGAGGCAAGATTGCCCACCATACCCGCGATTGCCATTTTTGCTGTTAAAGTGTATTCGTGATAACTCAATACATAAACTGGCGCATCATCTGTTATTTGACAAATTGCCATGCCATGAATAAACCTTGTTTCTTCGTTAAAGGTTACAATCATTTCCCATTCATCATAATCGAAACGATAAGTGAATGAATCGTTTAGGTTTTGTTTTGTTTCGTATTTTTTTACTGACATAAATAAAAGCAAAACGCCCCCCTGTTTCGCAGCGTGGAACCACCCCCAGAATTAAAGGGTGCGCTGTTACTCCAAGGGAGCGTCTGTTGAAATTCGTTTTTCATATTCTGTTCATTCGGGCAGGGTTCCAATCTGCTGTGTTCCGAACTTGTTTCAAATATAGGTCAAAGAAAGCCGAAATGCAACTTTTTTTCTCTTGCAAAGAACTCATCAGCCTGGTTCATGCGCCCGTCAAGAACTTCTTCTATTTGCTCGATTCTACGCTTCACAGGCTTTTCCACCATCGCCCAGTCGCAGATGGACTGATAGCCATGAATGGCCGTTGAGTGATCGCGTTTTCCGGCGTATTGGCCCATGTGTACCCATGTAACATCGGTGCGGGTGCGAACGAAGTACCAAAAGTAAAACCGAGCCATTTTCCACTCCGCCACCCTGCTTTTACTTTGTATCGCATCATCAGGCACGTTGCACACCCTTGCCACCGCTTCCCAGATACAATCCATCTGAGTATCGTAATATCTGCGAGCGGCTGCGTGGTATTCGTTTTTCAGGCGGGCGTCTACTTTTTTCTTACCCATGATAGTATTGTATCAACGATGGAAAGTAATGCGGCAAATAGTGCGAAGTAAGCAACGTATCTGAACAGCAGTTCTAAAGGCATTTCGCTCATACCGTAACGCCTCCTCTGCTAATTGCTAAAAGTGATGCCTTCATGACTGAGTTGATTTTAAAGGTAAGCTGCAAGCGTTCTGTGATTGCCTTCAATCCTTCTTCGCCCTTGCCTTCAGCCGCCTTTGCTGCGAGCCATTCGCACGCCTCCTTCCATTTCGGCTCATCTTTATTCAGCCAGGGTTTATCGCTTGGAGCATTGGTGCGTGTTTCGCTTACAGGTGCGCTCGCTGCGTTTGCATCATCATCTTCATCAGCAACAATGCCCAGGATAGCCGCCATAGCGTAACGCCTGCCGTAGGTAATGGCTGAACCGTATCCTTGTGGATCGTTCTTCGTTGGTTTCAAGAACAGGCTGCCCGTAATGTACTCCCCCGATTCGTGAACGAGCGAAGTGATGATGCTTACCCCATCGCAGGCTGTTTCAAAGGTTTGGCAAATTGCCAGTCCGTGCTTCTTGAGGATGGGTTTGGCCGTTTCTGCAATACTCTGAAGTGTTGCGTACTTGCTTTTAAAATGAGGGTTGTTCCCGTCTTTTGGTGCGGTGGGCATTTCGGCCTGGGCCTTTACAAGGGCCGCGAAAATCTGTTTTGTGTCGTTAGAGTGTTTCACTTTATTATTTGATAAGGTTTTGTTTTGTCCAGCCCGGGAAACCTTCAAGGTGATATTCCCAGCATTTAGATTGATAATTCCATCGGGAAGCTGCCACGGTTGCCAGTATGCGTGATTCGCGGAAAATGATGGTATCGCCTACGTTGTGGCGCAGTTGCCGTTTGCGGCAAAGTGTGCGAAGTAGGTTCATGGCTGGCCCTCCTGCGCTGTAATAATGCTGTTAAACTCCGCCCGAAGGTTGTGGTGCGCTTCTTCGAACGCAGCCGCAAATTCAGCGGGTGTGCATGGCTTCGATGCGAAGAAATCGCTTTCCAATACAAGCGTTTTAATGCCGGGGGTGATTTTTGAAATCGTAATGCCCTGAAGCATTCCGTATTCGCTTTTGCCCGTGATGCAGATTACCGCATCTGATCTGCGCCCGAAGTACGGTACGCCGATTTCCTTGGTCGCTGAAACGACCGTTTCAATTTTAATTGTTTGCATGTGTGTTATGAATTAGTGTTAATTGTTACCCTTGTCTTATCGGCAATCCTCTGCCGTTCCTGTGCGCTCATCACGGGCTTATCGCCGTACTGCGCGAGCTTTTCAGCGCACTTCTTACGCTCTGCGCGAATGTGCTGAATCCATTGGTTGTAGGTCATCGCCTCGCCCTCCATGTCCTCATAGCCTCTGCACGCAATGCGCGATAACCGGAAGCAATTCTGCGGTCGCTGTCATCGTCATCGAAATCATCAATTGCGCTGCTGTTGGTGGTGGTGAAGGTAAATGGCTTGCGGTAGATTTCCATCGTTACCGACCAATGGCCGTATCCTGTTTTGCGGATTTGCGTTGAAACGCGGCGGGAGTAGTTGATTTTGTTCATGGTGTTGTGTGTGATATTTTATGGTTAGAATTTTATTAACGCTTATTTACAAATGTAGTAGCTCTGTAATAGTAGGTTGTTTTATAACCGCCTGGGTCTTTATCAATATAAGAAAAAGCGCCCCTATGTTTTACTATTTGCGGAATTGTTACTACATCAATAGCTACCTCTCCTTTAGTGTACGGGCTGGGCTTAGGCTCTGAAATTACCTCCGCCCATTCGTTGCCGCACTTTATTATTTGACCTATTTTTATTTCGGTCGCGAGTACTTTGTTTATTGTGTTGTTCATGTCTGTCGTTATTGGTATAGCAAAGGTAATACAGATTTCCACAACTGCAAGCACTTTTACACAAAAATAGTGAATTATTTTTGTGGCTCAACGCTAACTGATTGACAATCAGCGCGTTACGGATGAAAAAAAATTATGAATTTCTTTTGCGGATGGCCAACAGCAGCAGCAAAAACATCACCACCCATGCCCACACGGGAATAAATCGCTGCTTCTTCACAGGATTCACCACCTGCCGAACGTATCTCACCACCGTGTCCTTGCATTCGCCCTGCACGTATAGCCGCTCACCGGGCAGGCGCACAAGCTTAACTCTTACCCTGTCCTGTTCTATTGTGACCGTGTCGTGCAATCGCATTGAATCCCACCGCAGCAGGGTATCGGTAATGACCCGCTCCATGTAGATCGAATCCCACACCTGGACCGTATCGGAAACAATTCCGCAGCGCAGCAGCGCACGGTTGCAGCGTTTCGGTGTCCAACAGGAAGCAAGCATCAGGGCAATGACTGCCAGCCCTGCGTATGCGATGTGTGCGCCGCAGCCTTTATTCTTCATCATCATCTATTGTCGTAAATACATCGCCTCTGAACTCTTCCAGTATCGTTTCCATCGCGTTTAGCAGCGAATCCGAATGAAACCCCACTGCGATGGCCTGAGCAAAAAACGCCCTTACCACCTCATCGGCAAAAGCAGGGGCCTTAATTACCGCGCTTGCACCATACCCGCCGTGGTTAATGGTGACGATGGCCGAAAGATCAGAAAATGCGTCCATCTATGATTTCTTTGTTTTCAACTTGAAATGTCCCATCAGCCTCGACCGTTACATAAGCAAATCCATGCTTCCACTTGGTGTACGCGAAGGGTCGATATTCCGGAGAGAGTGAGCAAAGGCAACCCGTTGACCATACGCCCACCTTGTTTCCGTTCAAATCGCCCTCGCTATGATGGCTACTCTGGTGGTAATGTCCAACCAGGGTATTGGCCTTAGCCTTCAGAAAATAACCCCGTGCAGGGTTGACGGGTGAAAACACGCTTTCGCCCATCTCATGCCCGTGTAGAATGTTCAGCTTGCCCGCTTTGATGATTTCCCGATTTACCCGCTCAATGCCCAGCCGCTCAAATTGCAGCAGGCTTTCAAATTCCAATGCTTTGAGGTTCCCAAATTGCGGCGCATTCTTTAAGATGTAGTGCCTCATCCGCTCTTCGTGGTTGCCCAACTTGTAAATAATCCGCGCCGATGGGAAAGCCTGTCGCAACAATTCCAGAAACTCAATACCCATCGCGATTTCGTCAGTTATGGTCGGGCGGTCTTGCTCTTTCATGAAGCGGGAAATATCGTAGCAATCCAGAATATCACCATTAAGCAACACAACGTCTGGCTCCCGTGCTTCGCCGTATTCAATAGCAGCGATCAAGCTCGGCAAGTCATGAAAGGGCAGGTGAATATCTGAAAGAACCAGAATTTCACAATCGGTCAGCACAATAGGTTCGGCCTTGTTTTCCTCGAAGGCGCGAAGCTTCGCCAGCCCTTCAGCGATGGTAGATTTATTTGGTGTGATTTGCATTTGAAGATATTTTTTTTGCTCCTGACCTCGCGCCCCGGTAATGTACCTGATAAAGTCCCGCCCTGTTTCCACGCTTCCAAATTCGCGGGGGTAATTGGCATGCAGCCACCTGCCCGCCGTGCGCTTTGGCATTGCGTCAATTTCTTCGCGGTGCTGAAGGTAAATTTCAAGCCGTCTTTGTGGTGTGCCGTTGTGTCGGTTCATGTTGGGTAAATTTACCTTTGCTCAATAAATATGGTAACTTTTTGTTACAAATCCGGGTATTGCTTCCCTGTTGCCAGCAGTTGCGCTGTGGTTTTTCCGAAGGTTTTTTGAAGGTGGGGCGAATCCTTAAATTTCCAATGGTGGCCCGATTCCCAGCCGTAAGATTCAAAGATGGAAATCACCGCTAACCAGTTCTTATCGACCGTCCATGATACAGAGCCATTTACGAGCAACACAAAGTCTATGGCTAATCCGTAATTGTGGTATGATTGCCCGCCTTTTGCGTTTGTTACTACCTTGCCCGGTTTGCTCCGTCCAATGGCGTGCAGTGCGTCCTGTTCAGCGAATGTCCGCAAAGTGTGCGTGAACCTGCACACCACACCAGCAGGCATAGCCGCGCAGATGTCAGCGTATATTTTCGCCGCTTCCTGCCTTAGGTTCGGATGAAGCAGGCCGATTCTATCAAGGGTTATCTTGTCCATTTTCGTAATTCTCTTGCTGATTCAAATGTGATGTAAATCCAATTATCCCAAGCTGCGCTGCGTTGCATCCTGTGCAATCTGTCGCGCCTATTCTTCCTCTTTCTCTGAGCTTGTATCTTCATCCGTGAATGTCTTTATCAGCCGCTGCAAGGTGTTGTATATGCGTTTCCGAACCGCTGTAAGGACAGCCGATACCGCATCGAACTCCTGCTTCACTTCACGAATATAAGCATTATGAGCGTTGCTGATTGCAGAGTATGCTTCAGCCAGTAGCAGGATGGTCAGGTATCCGTTGACCAAGGCCGCCCCGTGCTTATCAATGGCCAAAAGCACGATAAAAACAATAATCGCGGGAATGAGCGATGTGAATTTCTCGGTCAGCCCTTGCTTCAACACCCGGCTTTTTATCTGCCCCGGGTCAACTCTAAGCCACATTAGCACAGCGGTGAATATGTCCAGCAGCATGACCAGCCCCAGCCCATTAATCAGCTTAAGTTCAATGCCGTGCGCGGTGAGGAACACCGCAATGGGAGGCAGGCCAATGTAGGCCATTACCTTTAGTTCGTTCATTGTGCAACCGCCCCTACCTGTTCCATGCACCATTCCCGAATCTGCGTAAAATCGTATCCCCATGATGCCAGTACATCAGCAGGAACGGGCAATGATAGCGGGGAGGCGTTCAGCTTATCACCAGTCGGGCTGAAATAGTCCACAAGAAGAGTTACGTTCGTGCTGCCCAGCGTGTGATTTACGCGAATTTCCATGCCTTCGGCTGTTCCTAAGCCCAATCCAAGGTCTGTCTGAGTTATAAGTATTCTTTCCATTATCGTGCTGAATTATAGATTGTGCCTATTGCCATATAGTCAAGGTCAATGCTTCGCGCTGTTGTGCCTGTTGTGCCACCCTCTTTCCTGATGATGGTCATGGGAGCGCAATCCTGACCGCTACCGGGTAATCCGCTGGCCAAAGTCGCTACCAGCGTTCCATTTACATAGGCAGCCGCCGTGCCGTCAGGGTAGGCAATCACCTTAACCCTGTACCATGTAGCCGCCGCAACTGCTGATGTGCTGTTGCCGTCCGTAATGGTGGTGTTGTTTACCGCCCTTAGCACCCATTGCCCTGAGTTCAGGTTGTGTCGGTACATTAGGAATAATCCGTTTGTTTCAGCGCCAACAGAAGAAGCTGAATCGCTGTTCAGCCAGCCGCACTTAATGCTGAAAATATCTGCTGCGTCCGACAATGCGCTGATGCGGATAGAAGATTCATAGTAATGATAGTTAACGTAAGATATTCCATCGTGGAAGGCATACATACGGAAGTTCTGCGCAGCAGGTGCCAGTAGCGCACGGCTGCTGCTGCTCGTCCCTGTGCCGAGGGTAACAACACCAATGCGTGGGCGGATACCACCTGAACCACCGTTGTTTTCTGCGAGCGTTCCAGAGGCTGTCAGATAGGCCAAGTGGTGAGCGGCAATGTTGGAAACGTTTCTGTGGTACAATTCTACCCGGTCGAAGTTCACCCATTCGCCAACCTCTGACCAAATGTTGACCGATTCAGCCGCCCTCCAGCGTGAAGAAGTGCCATCGTATTCCAGTTCTATGGCTCTGCCGGGAAGCAGAATAAGGTCGCGACCGCCAAATTCAAAGCGGTTGCCTGCCGTGCTGCTGGTGCTTGCATCCAGCATACCGATAGGGTTGCTGCCAACATTTATCAGCTTTACCCTGTGGCCGCCTGTTGTAGCGTTCAGGCCCGTGATGAAATTAAATGCGCTGTTTCCGTCAAGGCGCAAGGTCTGCACTGTGCTGGCCCAGCTTGAAGGGTTATAGTTGTTCTGCCAACTTGTAATCTGCGAAGGTGAAAGAACCGTTCCTGCGCTGCCTGTTGGCGGTGCTGCCCATGTGCCGTCTGCCCTGAGGAAGTTGGAAGTGCCGCCACCTGAAGCAGGCGCAAGGCCTTTCAGGCTACTGGTGAAGGTGTCCAGTAAGGTAGTAGCCTGTGTTCCTGTCAGTTCCTCCGTTACGCCCGTGCTGGCCGTTACTCGGCCCAGTATGCGAGCGGTTGTGATGTCCTGAATCTTTGCAAGTGATACGGCCTTATTGTCAACCGTCCACACCGTGCCGCTGCTGCTCACGGTGATGTCGCCCTTGTCGCCGTCCGATACCCCGCCACCTCCGCCTGTGCTGGCTATGGTGATGCTGTCTGTGCTGGCATCGGTGGTAATGGTGATATTGCTACCAGCTACCAGCGTCAAGGTATCACCTGTGCTATCAGCTACCACATCGGATTGCCCTGCTACGGCAACCTTGCTGAATAAGTTCTGGTCGCCCGTGTTCGTGCCGCTTGTGTTGCCGATAACGGTTAGCTGTGCGTCGGTAACGTAGCGTTTGTTGCTGCTGTCTGCAATGTCTGCGGTTGTGGCATCTGCGCCAGCGGTAACCAAGCCTTTAGCGTCGTATGTTATTTTGGTTTTAGTTGCGCCCGTAATGGCCGCGTTCCCTGCTACCTTGCCGTCAAGGGTGGTCTGCAAGTTGGTTACATCGCTGATAACGTGCGTATGAACGACCGCAGCATACAGGGTATCGAAGTAGCTTTTAGCGGTTGCCTTCAGGTTCGCCCATGTAAGCCGCTTCCAAATCGATAAATCCGCGCTATCCTGAAGCAGCAGCGCATCAGCATCCACCGGTGTGGCCTTGCTCTCGGTAAGGTCAACATCGTGCAGTTCTTCCAGTTCATATCCGTTATCAACCTTCACATAAATTGACCCTGCGCTTGCGTGTACCCGTTCGACGGTGGCAAGAATTACGATGTGGTCTGGTGCTTGTGGGGCTGTTGTGGTGTATCCGCCCGCAGTTGTGGCCGATAGGAACAAGGTCTGCCCGGCCGTTAAGCCTGTGGTGGTCATGTTATACAGCGGCCCTTCGGTAATCACTACGCCTTCCGCGCCTGCTGCAATGGTTTCAACCACGAATCCAAGCGTACCCTTACTGGTAGTTTCGCTATTCGCCTGTGCTTTCTTCGCTGCTATTCTGTTGCCCTGTGCGCCGCTGATGTATATCACGTCGCCTTTGACCAGTTGAACGCCTGAATCGTTGTAAACACGGGCAAAAGTTTGCATACCAACCTTTTGAACGCTGCCGCCTTTCATCTGGAGTTGAAGCGTGCCATCTCCGTCGTCCCAGAATACTGAGCCATCGGTTGCGGGGGTGTTGGTGGGCGTGTTGTCGAATTCCAAATTACCGACCTGTGCGCCGTATTCGCCGAGGTTTACATCCCCGCTTGCGCCCGTGTAGGGTACTTTGTTATCCAAGGCGGTTTGCAGCCCTGTAACGTCCGAGATAACGTGCGTGTGAACCGTGTTCGCCTTGCCGTTTATCTGGGTTTGAATGTTGGAGGTTGCCCCGTCAAGGTATTGAAATTCAGTATTCGATACTGAACCGTTGGCAATCTTAGCTGCGTCAATTCCTGAAGGCAGGTCAGCGGCTGCGATGGTCAGCGTGCCAAATTCCAGCCCGTCGGCTGTTGCATTTACTTTGACAAATTTTCCCGCCTGTCCCGTGTAGCTTGCAGGAACATCCCCCAAATCAGTAAAATCAGCAGCCCCGCCACCCGTGCTACCCCAGTAAGAAAGTGAGTTCCACGCGGTTACACCGTTGCCTATCTTGAACTTCCGGGTATCGGTTTCCGCGCCAAATTCGCCTTCTGCCAGTACAGGGTTTGTGGCTGCCCATTGCGCCTGAGTTCCGCGCCTTAGTTTTATCGTTATGTAGTTGCTCATGAAACACCTCCGTCAATGGTTAGCGAGTAGGTGGAATTGTAATATCCACCGTCGATAATTAGAATGTCTTGGTCAATGTTAGGGAACGCATAATCATTTGAAGGGACGCTGCAAAAGTCCCTGTTTGCTGGAACGCCTACCTCCATCCTGATCGTGTAGCCTGCCACAACATCCCCGTGCGCATCGTAAAACGGCAAAGCGTCGTCGTTTACCGCGAAGTTTACGCGGCTATCACGGTAGATGTATTGAAGGGAACTGATGATGTCTTCCAGGATTTGTAGCGTATCGCTCAGCACCTCCATCTGATTCGTGCTGTCTTCAAATTGCCTATCCATTACGGACATCACAAACGAATAAGTTTTCTCCTTATCCGCTGTGGACATATCGAACAGCATGGTGGTTGTGTCGGGGATGACAAACAGCAGCGGGTAGTTCTCCTTGCCGCCGTCCGCCACGAGGTCATATTCTGGCCCGAAAGCCACGGAGCGAATCATTTTGTGATTCTCACCTGCCCGCCTGATTGCTGCTATTATCTGGTTTAGCGTCATCTAAAAATTTCCTTAACTTTTCTTCGTTCTTCTTGCGCCAAGCCTTACTTTTCAAAATAGAAGCCGAGGTTTTGACCGTATTTATTGGGTTTGTCGATTGCATCGGGGTCAGGGTTTTGCCACTTTGGATACTTTTCAGGGTAGGTACAAAGATATTTGTTCATCCGCTCGATGAAGTGGTCACGTTTTTGAGCGTAACGCTGTTCGATTTTGACCATTTCCTCCATGCTGATGCTCGTCATGTTTTCGCCATCGCGCTTCATGATGGATTTGTTCATGAATTTGTAGGTCAGCGGCAGGACTGCTTCGTAAAGAACGGAATACTTCAGCACTGGTTTAATGTAGTCGTTTAAAAGCGTGGTATTGTCCGCACTCAAGCTGCTCGGGAACTGGTTGTAAATCTCGTTATACAGGTCGCTGCCTATCGTGTCGCGCAAGGTCACCTCCTGCGCTTCATGAAGGCTCATCTGAATGAGTTTCGGGTCTAAATTGTCCTGAATAGGTGTGTTTTCCTTGATGTACACCGTGTCAATGAAATACTTGAAACTCATCGAATTGTCCTCCTGTATAGTTTAGATTCCCAAATGTGGCGGCATTGCGGGACGTGGGTATTAGTGCCTGCAATGGTGCGCCATCCGCCGCGCCGCTGCCATACGTTGTAGCCTAATTCCCTGCTCATTGCGTCTATTTCTTCGCGGCTGTATAGTTTGTTTTCCTCAACAAGGAAACGACAAAAGTCCCGTGAAGTATCGAGCAACAAAGGGCCGCCAACATCTGGGTTTTTCCCGTATTTGTACAGAACGAATATCTCCGTATCAAGCCCGCCGCTGTCTGAAATTGACCGCGCCCCGCTGTCTGTTATTTTGATTTCCGTATTCGTCCACTCAATCAGCCGATTAGCCTGCATGGTTTTGAGGATGTTCGCTGCTTCGGTTGTGGTCAGCCTTGCGCCCTTTGCGAGTTCTTCAAGTGTGGCTTTAGGGTTGTCGCGAATCACCGCCACAAGGCGCAACTCGGGGTTAGTCAGTTCGGCGAAGGTTTCGGGCAGTTCTTCAAAGTCAGCCGCGCTGCGTCCGTATTTGCGAAAAACCGCTTTGTCGGCTTCGTCGTTCCATCCAAACGGATTTTGGGCAGACATGGTCACGGGCTGTTCTGTCTTTAAACCAAGGCTTTCGCGCACTTCGTCACGTGTCATAATGCCCGCTGTGAACAACTGCACCGCGTCTTCGCCTGCAGGTTCGGCTGCGATGGTGTACAATTCACCATCCTGACCTGTTGCGTTAAACATGGTGGTCAGCACCTTGTCCATCTGGGTTCGTTTTGGCGCAACGTAGGCCCGGTCAAAAACCTCATAAGCCTGTTTCAGTTCATTCCGGCCCCCGAGTTCACCAGCCACGCGAACACCGAACAGCATAGGCGAAGTTACGCGGTGTGCGTAGAAGATGTTATCGCGGACGGTTTCGGAAAGTTGCAGGTATTGCTTGTCGAAGTCCCCCGGCATTAAGTCCACAACCTGTAAAGGGTCTTCACCTTTCTCCATCCACGAAATCAGTACACCGTTGGCGTTTTCTGTGCCTGTTGTGTTCGCCTTAAACTTGCGGTCAAATTCAGCCTTTATATCTTCGGTAGGTTCGCCTTTGAATATCTGAATGATTTTGCCGAGGCTGAATCCGTTTGAAATGTTGTTGTAATGAAAGTCGGAAATCTTTGTGTCAATTTCGATATACGTACGGGCCGGGTACCAATCGGGAAGCGGGTAAACTCCTTCGCCTGCCCTGTATTGCTTGAACCAAAGAACCTGAGTGCCGCCGGGCTTTTCCAAATCGAAAGCGGGAAATTCCAAACGCTCTTCGCGCTTGTCGTTCCAGTCATCCGAATACCACACCTTCGATGCGTCCTTGTTCACCCTGCACTTGTCGAAAGGAAGGTGATACCAGTATAATACCCGCGTTCCCGGTGCGTTCCATATTGCCTGAAACGCAAAGCCGCCGAAGTTCTCCAAATCCATCGCAGCCTTGTACTTGATGTCCTGCCAGCTTTCGTAAGGGTTCGCGTATTCAAGTGCTTTCTGTGCGCCCACCTTTTCGCCTACCGTACCTTCCACACGAACAGCCGTTTCCTTACCGGCGATAAAGTGCGCCTTTTGGGTTACGATGGCGTTGTGCAGGGAACTGCTGTTGTATAGGTCAAGAATAACCGCAGGGAAGTTGTTCTTTTGCCCGTATTCGTACCACTCCTGCCCGCGTGCTTCTTTGAACTTAGGCGGGGGTGCGACGGCAAAATTTATGCGCTGAAATTCTACTTTCATTTTATCTTCAATACGCCGCTCTCAACGGCTTCGTTTGCTAATGTTGGGTCGGTATTTACCGCGCTGCTCTGGGCGTAAATGGTGTACTTGTATTCGCCTTTCTCCCAGTTCGCGCTCTGCGCCGTGGTTATGTTGAACTGATTGTAACGGGTGGGGAAGCTGCTCAAATCCGTGACCAAAATGTTATAGGTGATGTCGCGTTCTTCGCGGTTGTTCAACGACAGCAGGAAGTAATACGGTGGATTCAACGTCACCTTTTCCGTGGCCGTCACATATAAAGTCGATAATTGGGACGAATCAATGATGAGCATTTCCTATAATGGGGAAAGTTGGTTTTTGTCGTAACTTCGCTTATGCGTTACCCGAAAAGTTGGAATAAAGTCAATTTAGCGCAACTGCATGAACTTGACCTGTTAAGGCAGCGAACTGACCTCGACCCCGAGGAAATTATGAACCAGATTCTTTCGGTACTCAGCAATGAACATATCGAAAAAATTGAGGAGTTGCCACACAACGAGCGCATAGCGGCCTATCGAAAGCTGACCTTCCTGAACGAGTACCCTTCAAAAAAGCCAAAGCGCAAACGGTTCAAGTTGGGCGGCAAATGGTATCGCATCGTTACGAACCCCGCTGAAGTGAGTGCAGGCGAATACGCGACCTTGCAAGTAGTGGCAGCAGATGGAAAGTTCATTCAAAATATGCCGCAGGTGATTGCGTGCCTCATGATTGAACAGCAAAGAAAGTGGTTCAAATGGGTGGACATTCGGTATGATAAATCACGCAGCGCGGCCGAATTTCAGCGAAAAGCGCAATTAATCATGCAAAAAATGCCTGTTGGGCAAGCCTACCCTTACGCGCTTTTTTTTTCGAATCTCTTACCCGAATTATTGAAAGCTTCCCTCACCTTTTTCCAACAGCAGGAGAAGAAGCTGAAGAAGGAAGCAATGACTGGTTAGGAATGTTTTACAGAATGGCAGGGAAAGACCTCACGAAAATGGATGCTATTATGGCAATGCCGCTCATGGAGTTCTTCAACTATGCCGCCATGCTCAAAACGATAGACAAAGAACGCGCCGACAGGCTGAACAAGGCAAGCAAACTCAGCTATGAAGCCTACATGAGCGCATTATTAGGGGAATTGATATGACACAAAGCACCGTAACACAAGAAGACTGCATGGCCTTAATGGCCCGCTATCCTGACAAATACTTTGATTTAGCAGTTGTAGACCCGCCTTTCGGTTTGGGTGAAAAACTTACAAACGGTGGAACTTGGGCGGCAAAATATAGCAAGGCAGACTCTGTATGGGATAAAGCACCTGAAAGCAATTATTTTCAGCAACTTTTTAGGGTAAGCAAAAATCAAATTATTTGGGGAGGGAACTACTTTGCTCTACCTTCTACAAGGTGTTTTTTAATTTGGGATAAAGTAGCCCACATGGACACGCTCGCAGATTGCGAGTTTGCGTGGACTTCATTTGACAGGAATGCAAAAATTTTCAAGCACGTCAGAAATACCAGCGAATCGAGAATACATATTTGCCAAAAGCCGGTCAAACTATACGATTGGATTTTCAAGAACTACGCAAAGGAAGGCGATAAGATTTTAGACACGCATTTAGGCAGCGGGTCAAGCCGTATCAGCGCATTTAAGGCAGGGTTAGATTTCACCGCCTGCGAACTTGACCCAGATTATTTCGCAGCACAGGAAAAGCGGTTCAAAGAATTTACCGCGCAAATTAGGATGTTCTGATGAAGATAAAGTACCAACGCCCGCCACTTGCACCCTACCAAATCGCCATACTTGACAGCACGGCGCGTTATACCGTCACCGCTGCATCCACGAAGGCAGGGAAAACCGCCTCTCATATTGTATGGCTGTTTGAAAAAGCCCTTCAGGGCAAAAAAGGGCAATCGTTCTGGTGGGTCGCTCCGGTGTATGGACAGGCAGAAATCGCGTTCCGAAGATTTAAGCAGCAATGCTCAGAAAGGCTGTTTGAGGCGAATGAAAGTAAATTAAGATTGACCTTGCCCACAGGGGCAATGATTGAATTTAAGTCAGCAGAAAAGCCCGACAACCTTTACGGTGACGATGTGTATGCAGCGGTGTTCGATGAGTTCACCAGGGCCAGGGAAGAAGCATGGTTTGCCCTTCGTTCCACCCTGACAAAAACCCGAGGGCAATGCAAGCTTATCGGGAACGTGAAGGGGAAAAAGAACTGGGGCTACCGATTGGCAGAACGCGCAAGGCAGGGCGAGGACGGTTATGAGTTCCACAAAATCACGGCTTGGGACGCGGTCGAAGCGGGCATCCTGGAACGTGAGGAAGTCGAGCAGGCAGAACGCGACCTCCCCGCGCACGTCTTCAAAGAGTTGTATTTAGCCGAACCTGCTGATGATGACAGCAATCCTTTCGGATTAGACCACATTCGCAGCTGCATCGAACCCCTTGCACAGGGCCCTGTTGAATGGTATGGCATTGACCTTGCTAAAAGCAGAGATTGGACGGTTATCATTGGACTAAATCAGTCCAAAAAGGTAGCATTCTTCGAGCGTTTCCGTTTGGACTGGAAAGCAACCCGCGACACCGTGCAGCGGATTGTGGGCAGAACGCCTGCGGTGATTGACTCAACGGGCGTAGGTGACCCGATAGTTGAAGACTTGCAGCGCGTCTGCCCGAGGATTCAGGGGTTCAAATACACCTCCACCAGCAAACAGCAAATCATGGAAGACCTCGCAGGCGCAATCCACGGGCGTGAGATTGTGTTTCCGGACGGCCCGATAGTGGATGAGCTAATGAATTTTGAATGGACGCACACACGCACGGGCATAAGCTACAATGCGCCTGAAGGGCTGCACGATGACTGCGTGAACGGGCTGGCACTTGCCCTGCATTGCTCACGGGTAAACAAGAAAGGGCTATTTCTACTGACATGAAAACACCTATTGAAATCCTCGCCTCCGAATCATGGCCCGCGATGGTCTGCAAAAAGTACAGCCCCGCGCATTGGAAGGACTTGCAGCAGGAATTGTTTCTACTGATTGCCACGGAGTTGAGCGACAAGGCAGCACGGGCGCAGGAGGCAGGGTATTTTGAGTTCTTTTACATCCGATGCGCTGCGAACCTTTGCAAGCCGAACGGAACTTTAGGCAGCTTGAACATAGGAACAGATAGTATTGAAGGTTGGGATGTTGCCGAGGAAGAAGACGAATTTAGGGAACGGAAAGAAGCTGATGTTCAGGAGAAATTGGATGCGATAGCAGCGGTGCAAAGCCGTGAGCCGTGGTACGAATCGAAGATGATGGAACTTTACCTATCGGGCATGAGCATGCGTAAAATCCACCGCCTGACAGGAATTGCGCTGAATGAGGTTTCCAGGGTCATTAATGACTTCCGGGCGAAGTGTCGTGAGGAGTATCAGTAAGCTGCCTTATTTTATCCTTCGCCGCCTGCTTTACTTCTTCAGCCCATTCTTCACGAACCCGAATAGATATGGTTTTGGTTTTGTAAGGAGCAGGTTTGCGGCCTGCTCCGTTTCGTTTGCCGCCTTTTAATTTTTTAACTCCCATTGCTGCGAAGTTAAATCGTGCCAAAATCCGTAATCTGCTATATTAGTTGATTTTCTAAAATCAGTGATATAATAATGCGTTGTACTGCCTTGCCATTTCCAAGTCATCCAAGCCATTGTGCCACTAACTTCAATTGATAACACCTCAATTTCTGATGGTTTTGCCTTTAATCCATTACTGCGAAGAACAACATCACCTGCGTTGATTTCTTCAATTTGTGTCCATTTTTTCATTTTTTTTGTTTTTGATTATGAAGCAAATATACGCTCACTTTTGATATATGCAAACATTTATCAAAAAATATTTTAGATTTTTTTTCTGAAAGCAAAAAGGCCACCCCGAAGGATGGCCAATTCACACCATAACACAAAACGTTTACGAAGTTACGATATTCCGAGCGAAGTCAATACACCGCTCTGAACAATTTGCGGGGGTTCTTTTTCCGCGTGTGTAAACGTCAGGTCGTAACCAGTCATGTCACCGAGGGCAGCACCAGTCATGAACGAGCCTGCGGTCATGTCCATGCCACGCGCAAGACCCATCGCCCAGTACTGGTCAGCATTGGTTTTCACGATGGCCACCAGACGGGCAACGCTCAGCAATTTCACTTCATTGCGCTTGAGTTGAACACCGTGCCATTTTCCACGCTTGGTGTAATGGTGTTGGTGAAACTTGCGGTGTCTTTCGGCAGTTCGTATTTGAAGAACGATTTGCCGCCATTCAGGGTCATTGCGGACACTTCGCCAGAGGCAGAAGTGTAAGAGGATACGCCTTCATATTCCAGAAGCCATATTTTGTCTACGCCACCGACGCTGTCTTTGCAGTCGTGGGAGAATCCGGTTGTTAGTATGCAACTCATGTCTTTTTCTTAGGGTTTAAAAAGAAAGGGCGGGCAATTTTACCCGCCCCTTCGGTTTGAAATTGTCCTGTCTAATTACAGGGTGAAGTACACAATTTGAGTTGGGAAAGCAACTTGAACACC